CTGAAGCCGACCTACTCAATCAACTGGGTGGTTCTGAATCTGTCCGCGATTCGTCCGGATGTGGCCTTCGTTGAGACTGAGTAATAACAAAGAGAGGGCGCAAGCCCTCTCCTTCTGATAAGGAAACAAAATGCAGATTTCTCAACTTCGCGCTGCTATCAAGTCAGGTCTGGCTCGTAGCAACCGTTGGCGCGTCCTGGTGAACTTCCCTGGCTATGCTGGTAACTCAGCAAACGGTCAGCAAGCCTCACTACTGGCCCGCACGACGAATACCCCTTCAGCCACTATCGGCGTGATCGACCTCACTTGGGGTGGTCGTAATCTCCCGATCCCTGGCGACCGTCAGTATGAAGAGTTCACTGTGACCTTCATCGGCGTGAATGACATGAACGTGTACAACGCTTTCCAGAAGTGGTCAGAAAACATGAACGGCTCCGAGTCCAACAAGGGCTTGACCGATCTTGAACAGATCATGAATGACGTGCAGCTTGAGCTGATGAACGTCAACGACCAGGTCACCAAGACTTTCGTGCTGCACGATGCTTGGCCTGCTACCGTTGGCCAGATGTCACTCGACAGCGGCGAAATGGACGGCTACTCACAGTTTGACGTCACTTTCCGTTACGTCCAGTACTCACAGCCTGGCGTGACACTGTAATATTTGGGGGAGGTTTCGCCTCCCCTAAATATTCATAATAGTGTATTACGAGGTATAATTGAATGGCAAATAAACAAGGATTGGGTTCCCTCCGCAATTCGTTCTCTCGTCTGTTCCTTGGAGCAGAGATTGCGAATCCTGAGCGTGAGCAGGAACAGAAGATCATCGAGAAGCAGACGCTCGTTGCGATTGACAACGATGACGCCGCCGATCTAGTTGATATTTCCCATCATTATGCTTCTGGCTATCTAAGCCAACTTGATCTACGGAATCAAGCAGAAGTCATCAATGAATATCGCGCTATGGTCGTCCACGCTGAAGTGGATCGTGCTGTGGACGATATTATCAACGAAGCAGTGACGGCTGATGCTGATATGGACCCCGTAGAAATCAAGCTTGAGGAATCCGATAAGGTGGCTCAGGCTACTCGTGACAAGATCACGGGAGAGTTTGGACACATCACCAGATTGCTGAAGTTTGATGATCGTTCCTACGAGATTTTCAAGCAGTTCTACGTCGATGGACGCTTGTACTATCACAAGATTATTGACCCGAATAACCCCAAGAAGGGCATTCTCAAGCTGGTCAACCTGGACCCTCGCGCAACGAAGAAGGTCAAGGAGATTCTCACGGAAACTGATCCTGAGTCCCGCATTGAGCGGATCACTGACTCACGGTCTTACTTCCTATACGACCCGTCATATGTTTCGCAGACCAATCTGACTGGAACCTCTGGCGTCGTCCGCGCTATCGCACAACAAGCTCTTGAGCTGAGCACAGACACCGTTGCTTTCGTTCATAGCGGGATTCTCGCTGAGAACAATGGTATCCTGGGCCACCTGGAGAAGGCTCGCAAGCCTCTAAACAACTTGCGTATGCTTGAAGACGCCGCTGTGATCTATCGTATCACTCGTGCGCCTGAGCGTCGCATTTTCTACGTTGACGTTGGTACCCTGCCTAAGAAGGGCGCTGAAGAATACATGATGAGTCTGATCAATAAGTATCGGACTAAATTGGTGTATGACGGTGCTACTGGTAAGGTGAAGGGCAATAGCCACCAAGTGTCGATGATGGAAGACTATTGGTTGCCTCGTCGTGAAGGCGGTAAGGGTACTGAGATCAGCACTCTGCCAGCCGGTGAGAACCTGAACCAAATCGAAGACTTGCGCTACTTCCAGAAGAAACTCCTTGAGTCTCTGAACGTGCCGCGCAGCCGCCTCGAATCAGAAGCCACTATTTCGATTGGTAACCGTGCTACGGAAATCAACCGCGACGAAATCAAGTTCAACAAGTTTGTTCAGCGCCTTCGTCGGCGCTTCAACGGCCTGTTCCTTGATCTGCTTCGCTCACAGCTGATCCTGAAGGGTATCACTACCGCTGACGATTGGGAAGAATTGATCCTCCCGCTGGTCCGGTTTGAGTACACTTCCGATACGTATGTGAAGGAAGAACAAGAAGCTCAAGTGATGGAGAACCGCCTAGCGGCTCTTGAACAAGCTGATGCGTTCGTGGGTAAATACTTCTCAAAGCGCACAGTTCAAAAGAAGGTGCTCCGGATGACCGAAGAGGAAATCAAGGAAGAGCAAGACCTGATGGACAAGGAAGTTGATGAGGGTCACTACCCGTCGCCTGAAGAACAATTCCAAATGGATAACGATGTTCACCCGGACCAGGTTGACGCGAAGATCAAAATCAACAAGGCCAAGCCAAAGCCGCCTGCGCCTCCAAGGAAGTAAAGATGGAAAAACCAAAAGACAATGAGGCTTTAACTCCTGAAGAACAGATCGCGGATCATGACTATGATCCTAAGGTCAATCTAAAGAACATGAAGGAAGAAGTTATGGAAAAGACTGAAATCGTCAAGGCGATTCTATCCAAGGACGCAGGCAAGCTGGCTGAGGCAAAGCTCGCTATCAAGGCTCTTCTGGACGCTCGTGCCGCCCAGTTCCGCGCCGACAGCCAAAAGTTCGTTGCGAAGTCCCTATTTGAAACTAAGGAATAAGGAGCGCAAATGCAGCTGCTATACGAATGGAACCCCGGTGTTGAGCCTCTACACGAGGCTACGGCGCAGGGCAATGTCCTCTATCTAGAGGGCCCAATGATCATGACCGAAGAGAAAAATCGCAACGGTCGAATCTACGCAAAGAAGATGATGGAGTCTTCAGTTGACAAGTACATCACGGAGTATGTCAACGAGCGTCGCGCTATTGGCGAACTGAACCATCCGACACGTCCTTTTGCTGACCCTAAAGAAGCCGCCATCATGGTCGAGTCTCTCAAGTGGGATGGCAACAATGTCATTGGTAAAGCGCGTGTACTAAATAATCCTAACGGACAGATCATCAAGTCCCTCGTTGAAGCGAACTTCAAGATGGGGATGTCAACTCGTGGTCTCGGTGAAGTTGTTGAACGCGCCGGAACTAAGTATGTAGAAGGCTACATGCTGAACGCGATTGACGCAGTCGATATGCCGTCCGGCCAAGTTTGTTATATGAACGCACTTCGTGAATCCGTTGAGTGGGTCAGCGAAAATGGCGTGTGGGTTGAGAAGGCTAATCAAGCGAAGGCTCTTGAGCTGTTCCTTGAGAAGTTTGAAGACCTGATCAAAACTCTCAAGAAGGATTAATCATGGGTAAGTTTGCTACGATTTTCGAGTCTCAAGAACTGAGCGAAGATACCTGGGGCGTCAGCACCCCTCTGAAGAAGACAGGCGGCTATGAGAATGGCAACCGTAAGGCCACGGTCCACAAGGATCGTGACTGGGGTGAGTATCGCGTGAAACATCACGTTGATGGCAAGCATCAGAAGGAAGCCGACTACCATACCGATGACAAGGAAGAAGCTCACGACTGGGCCAAGCGTTGGGTTAGCCAAGCCGGCAAGAATGAGTCAGTCGAACAACTGGGTGAGAAGGATAGCGAATGGAGCGCGAATCAAGCGCTGGCCGGAGAAAAGCCGAGCACGCTACCGGCCGCTGACCGTAGCCACCAGGCGGCGCAACACCACGTTTATGTTTCCTCACGCGGCAAGAAGAAGTCCATCGCTGGTCCTTTCCGCTCCAAGGAAGAAGCTGAAGCGCATCCCGCTCGCAAGTTCGGTGACGGCGTTACGACACACGATCAGATTTCAAGCTGATCTAAATAGTAATAGAATCAATTAAAGGAAACCAAATGGAACTTCTAAAAGCTCTGTTTGAATCTGCCGAACTGCCGACAGATTTCAAAGAAAAGACGACTACCCTGTTTGAAGCTGCCGTTGACGAAAAGGTCAAGACGGAAGTGGCGACCCTGATCGAAGGTTTCGAGACAAAGCTGGAAGCCGCTCGCGCTGACTTCCTCGCTGAAGCGGTCAAGACCGTTGACGGCGTGATCGAAGAAACCGTGCTGGAATGGGCCAAGGAAAACGCTGTTGCTCTAGACTCAGAAGTCAAGGGCCAGATCGCTGAATCTTTCCTCAAGAACCTCAAGGGTGTGTTTGAGAAGGCTGACATCGAACTGAGTGGCGATACCGCTGGCAAGGAACTGACGAAGCTCCAAGAAGCCAACGCCCTCCTAGTTGCTGAAACCGCCGCTGCTAACGCTCGCCTGGTCGAAGCTCAAGACAAACTTACACAAATCGCTCGCAAGGAAATCATCGCTGAAGTTACCGCTGGTCTGGCCGACACGCAAGTGCATCGCGTCACGAAGCTGGTTGAAGCGTTCGATTTCAAGTCAGCTGAAGACTTCCGCACCAAGGCTGCTCTCGTGGTTGAAGCCATCGGTGGCAAGATCGTTGCTGTGACGAACAATGACGGCACGCCTCTGGCTGTTACCGGCACTGCCTCACAAGTCACCGACAAGGTTGACGCAGGCGCTACTGGTGCCGCTGAAGACGGCGAACTGGTCAAGAAGCCAGCAGGCGCTGCTATCAAGTCAGCTGAAGGCGCTACCGGCACCCCGGAAAGCTCCCAAGTTGTGACTCAGCCTGGTCTGGAAAATGGCACTCCGCATATGACTTTCACGCCTGCCGGCCTGAAGGAACAAGTGCAAGAGATGCACACTCAAGCCGCTCCGCATCTGCACAGCGATCTGATCGCTGAGACGCTGAAGCTGTTCCGCTAAAAACGGACTCTAAATAGTTTTGAAGCGGTAAGGAAGTCGTAAGACGGACACGACCGTAAGGGGAGATACACTCCCCTTCTAACAACCGTTCGATGCTAGCTAAATACTAGCATAGGACAAAGGTATAGCAAACATACCTAAAAGATTCAAAAGAGTTTGGACTCATTTGAAAACTGAGAGCGGCGTTTGCAAAACGCTCTCTAAATAACTGTGTAATGTAACTTTAAGGAAAACACAATGGCACTCGTTACTGAAGAAATGCTGAACAAGTGGAAGCCGGTTCTTGAGTCCAAAGACTCTGCCTCAACGGCCCAACTGAACGCAGAAAAGATCCAAGCCCGTCTTCTGGAAAACCAAGAAGCCTGGTGCAAGAGCAACCAACAGTTCCTCGCTGAAACCGCAGCTTCAAGCAATGCCACTGGCAGCGCTGTCGCTACGTGGAGCCCGGTTCTGATCAAGATGGCAAAGCGTCTCCCGCCTATGCTGATCTCCATGGAATTCTTCGGCGTTCAACCGCTGGCGACTCCGGACGGTCTAGTGTTCGCGATGCGCTCACGTTACGGTTCACAAACCGGCACTGAAGCCCTGTTCAACGAAGCCAACTCAGCCTTCTCAGGCGCTGGCGCTCAAGCTGGTACCGTTGCTGGCTTCCCGTCAGGCTACGTTGCCGCTTCGCCTGCTGACCCGGCTGTGGACTCCACTGCTGGTACCGGCATGATCACATCTGACGCTGAAGCTCTTGGTTCTACCAAGACCTGGGCGAAGATGGCCGTCAGCATCGAAAAGACAACCGTGAGCGCAAAGGCTCGTGGTCTGTACGCTGACTACACGCATGAACTCCGCCAGGACATGCAAGCCGTTCACGGTCAAGTCGTGGACGCGATCCTGAGCGAAATGCTCGTGACCGAAATCCAAGCCGAAATGAACCGTGAGTTCATCCGCACGCTGCTGATCGCTGCCAAGTACGGCGCTGTCGGTGCGACGAAGGCTGGTATTTTCGACGTGACTGCCGACACCGATGGTCGTTGGATGATGGAACGTTGGAAGGGTCTGCTGTTCCAAATCGAACTGGACGCGAACGCTATCTCCATCGACACCCGTCGTGGTAAGGGCAACCGCCTGCTGGTCTCCCCGAACGTGGCTTCAGCCCTGGCTATGGCCGGCGTGCTCGAATACAACCCGAACCTGGCTACCAGCGTGAAGGTTGATGCGACCGCTTCAACGTTCGCTGGCGTGCTGGCTAACGGTATGCGCGTTCACATCGACCCGTATGCGGATCGTGAGTTCTACGCTGTCGCCTACAAGGGTGCCAACGAAATGGACGCCGGTATCTTCTACAGCCCGTACACTCCGCTGGAAATGTACCGTACCGTTGGTGAAGACAACTTCAACCCACGTATGGGCTTCAAGACCCGTTACGCTCTGAGCGCCAACCCGTTCTACGTGCAAGACGCCGCTGGCGTGGTTGCTACTGGCAAGGGTCTGGGTCAAGGCGAAAACGGCTTCTTCCGCAAGGCAGTGGTCAAGAACCTGTACTAATCAAATGCGTCTTCGGACGCTTTGACATGTAAAGCTGATCTGAAAGCCCCTAGTGAAAACTAGGGGCTTTTGTTATTGAAAAGGAAAAGAAATGCCCGGACAAACACAACTCCGCGAAGCTAACGTTGACGCCATCGCTCTACTGACTCTGGCTGCCGCCAGTACCAATCAGACAGGTAATGACAATACCAACCCTTGGGGTAAGGGTCTGACTGTCGTGGTTGACATCACTGCTATCACTGGTGCAGGCGCGACGATGACTGTCGTTATTGAAGGTAAGGACCCAGTGAGCGGTAAGTATTACACGCTTCTCACATCCGCCGCTCTGGCTGCTGTAGCAACAACCGTCCTGCGGGTTGATCCTCGCATCCCAGGCTCGGCCAACGTTACTGCTCAGCTGCCTATGCCAAAGACATGGCGCGTTCGTGCTACCATTGCAGGCACTACTCCTGCCGTGACCGCTAACGTCTCAGCCACTCTACACATCTAAACGCAAAAAGCCCCTAGGAATCCTAGGGGCTTTTGTTTTGGTTAATTAACCTACGCGGGCACGAGCGCGGACTTCATCGAAGTTCGGCACATACTTGACGTGGCCGTTGTAGTAATACAGCTGCCAGCCTTCGCCATCCACGAAGCAGTCGTCGCCAGATTCGGCCTTGAAGGTTTCAATCTCGCCTTCCTCATCCCAGCGAGTGCGGACCAGACCCTTGAGCGACTTCTTGCCTGCGTCGGTCTTCGGTTCCTTCAGCAGGTCAACCCAACCGTCATTGCCGAAGCGGGCCGTGGCCTTCATCGAGAATGAGAACGTATCGCGGGAACCGCCGTGAGTCAGGCCACCGCCCATACCTAGGACCAGGTTGTCCATCGAGAGATTGGCAGCGATCAGATTCAGGAGAATCTTGGGAATGCTATCCACGTTGATGCCGTCGCCTTGGATGGCGCGAACCCACGGATTCAGGACATCGAATCCCTTGGAAGTCTGGGTGAAACCGAAGTCCTCGCCCAGCCACCGGATCACTTCGATTGGCTTGGTCAGCGCGTCTCCAGAATCCGGACGAGCCACGAGTTGGCCACCGGAAGCGATGATGCGATCCTTCAGATACTTGCCCAGGTAGGTCCGCACGAAACGTTCGTCATCGTAGGTGTCGATCACGACCGACTGGAGCGGAATACCAACGCCGCGCTTGGTGCGAGCAACAGCCTCTTCCAGACGTTCAACGGCCATCTCGGCTGCGCCAAAGTCGTCCTTGTTCTCGGCATCAGAGTGGCTGCACATCACGCTGTGCTCCGTAGCGTCCACTGACGAAGTGTAGTTGCGGTTCGTGTTGTAGATCGCCTTGATGTAGCGGTTGACGCTTGCGCAGTCCGAACCGGAGAATAGGAACGCGTGGGCCATAGCGGCCATAATCGCCGCATCCTCACCGTCCGCACCACGGTCACCGAAGTTGTGCAGACGCCATTCGACCATACTCGTGTCCGCGCCGGTCAGCACAGCCGTTTCGTAGATCATCTTGTAGATGTGGCGGCATAGCGAAGCCGTGGTGGTCATCTTCCACATGATGCGCTGAACGACTGTCTCCACGTAGGAAGTGAGCCAGAACAGTCGGATGTCGTTGTTCACGATGCCCAGGATCGGAGTATTTGGCTTGACCACCGAGCCTTCTTCCACACCGAAGATCGACAAGGGCAGCTTGCCGCCGTAGTCGCGGAGGATGATTTCCCAACCTGCGCGGTTGAAGTCATAACCAGAACCGTTGACTTCCAACTCGGCCTCATCGATCATCTCTTGGGTGATCGTCACCCCGGCCAGATAGGCTGTGGTGAAAGCGGCACCAGCTGCCACGATTTCATCCGTGTAGTGCGAAGCCTTGCGCGGGACCACGGTCGAGTAGATCGCTTCCGTGTCGGCCGGATATTCAGCGTAGTGGTGAAACTTGTAGGTGTCGCACAGGAGGATGAAGTTGCTTGCCTTGATGTTATTGAGAGACATTGTTTTCCTTTAGCAGAGAGTGGGAGCAGTGATAATGATGGCAGAGTGGTCGTCGTAGATGTTCCGATGGAACTCAATCTCAGATCGGTGGACCCACATCGTTTCCTTGAGGTCATCGCCGGCAATGGTCGCCGGGAAAGAACCGTCAGGGTATAAGCGAGATACATCGAAGTACACGGCCTGGGTCAGACGCGGAGCAACACCAAGCGAACGCTTAGGATTGTCGAACACCTTACGGCCAATCTCGCATCGAGCCAGTTGGCTGTAGCTGATCGACTTGAGGATGTTCGTTTCTTCATCAGCCTCTCGGACGGAGCAGTCATAGAACGTCTCATTGCTGTTCTTGTGGCCTCCAGGCAGAGCCAGACAATTACGACCAGGAGCGTTCTTGCGAACTCCCATCAGAACGTGATCGTGACAGAAGATAACCGCATCTCCGCAGCAGAAGTTCAGACACTCCGGAAATGGATAGCCGGCAAAGCGTTCCTTTTCCTTCTGGACGGCATTCCACTCCAACTGAAGGTCTTCATTGAAGCTCCAGTTATCTTCCAGCCAGTAGGCGGTGGGAGTTGGAACATCCTCCAGAGTGTTCAGCAGATCAATCGTCTGGCTCTGATCGAACCACACGCTACGAAACTTGGTCGCGTTGAACTCTCCGGTCGCCGGAGCAAGAGCCTTCTTCCACATCGGGAACAAGTTCAGGTAGAACGTCGAGTCATCCTTGTCCGAACCGTAGAGAGTGATCTCATTGCCTCGCGTTCCGCTTGCGCAGAAGTCTTGGACCAGAAACTGCACACGGCTCGCCCAGACTTTATCATCGGGGTGATCGAAAGCCATGCGGTAAACGATGCGAGCACTATTCAATTCCGGATCGGCTTTGACGTTCGCCTCGATCATCGCAATCCGTTCTTCAGCGGTGAACGGATTCTTGATGGAGCGTCGAGCATTTGCTGATCCGATGATGACGACCAGGATGTCGTTCTCCAGAGCCGCCTTGCGAACGTGCTCATGATGGTGGTAATGGTAGCCCTGAAAGCGACCGATCAGAGCGCCAATTCTCTTAGCCATTTCTTCCTTTGTTGTCCCAGAATTCATCGCATTGTGTCTCAGCCGCTGGGGTATCGGTCTTGAGAGGCGGGGTTAGGAAATACGATTGCCTGAACTCATTCGCTATCGCGGTGAATCTGTAGCAGATCGCCTTTTGATTGCAGCCCTTTCCAGAGCACATAGTTATGTCAGCCATAGCTAGATTATAGCGATGTAAAAAGGAAAGACCCGCGACTTTCATCGCGGGTCTATGAATCATCGTAGCCAGTAGCTGATGTTTTGTATTTGGGAGAGTGTTTCCTCAGGGCTGGTATGGTGAATACCGACGCCGCCTTGTGAACGCCACTGTTCAATGTTCCGAATCCGGTCATCGATCAGTACGTCAGTCGGCAACTCGCAGTGATATTGCTTATCCTCGGCATAGGGACCAAAGCGGATGTTCGCTCGCTTGATGTCGAAGTTGTCCAGCATCCAGTTGCGCTTATGCTTGGTCACGTCAGGCCAGGACCAACGACGCGGAACTGCCGTGAGAACAAAATTCTCACCGATTATGTTCGTGTACGCAAACACTTCCCGGATACCGGGCATCTCAACCCCATTGGCGTACATCGCCGGGTAGACAGCGTGGAGCCCCTCCCACGACCAAGCATCGTCATTCTCCATATCCACGCCAGGCATGACCTCGGAGAACAGCTTGTCGAAGTCATAGAGGACTCCATCCATATCCCAAAAGAATCTCACTCTTTCCTTTCAGTCCCACCAAGGCCAACGAGGGTTGGCACGGATTTGGACTTCATGTTCTTCATTTTTCAAGTAGCGACCGATCTCACGCTTGGCTTCGGCTCGGAACTCGGCCCAGTTTTGTTGGCGCCAAGAGAAAGACGGAGACGAGTTGTAATCATAGTCACTGTGGTATTTGGCAAGGGCCTTCTTCAGTTCCTTACCTTCAAGAGGAATGCGGCGAAGAACGCCATCCTCATCATAGTCCCAGGTTGTGGTGCTCCAGCAAAGTTGGCAATTTCCATTGTCGCTCTTGCGACGGTACGTTCTGCTCATTTGTGTTTTCCTTTCGTATATTACACAAATGAGAGGCGGTATAGTGATGAGGCACAAACTTATCGTACATACATTCCTTAAAGCAAGAATGCTCTGGCGCCATTGAAACGTCCAGAGCATATTGGCAAGCCGTATTACACGGATGCATTAGGTACTAGCGTTGCTTAGGCAGCTTCGGTCTGATCGACGTTGGCTTGACCCAGTTCACGAATCGAAATCGTGCGGTCAGCGGTCACGAGAGTTTCCACGCCCGGCAGAACCGTGATGTCTTGTTCATTCTTGCCGTCCACGATCACGCGAGCAGCCTTGTCAGTAACGATTGTAACGTTCATTTGAAATCTCCATTTTAACAGTTTAACAAAAATACGGCGGAGTGGGACGGGAATCGAACCCCTTACGAAAATCACCCTGTACAAGGTCATATCGTAATGAACATTAACCGCCTGGAACGTTAAGTGAAGGCATACGCCTGCAGACTGCCTAACACAACGTTGTCCATCCCCTCCTAATCTTGGTGCCCCGTGTCTGAATCGAACAGACGATCTTCCGCTTACAAGGCGGGTGCAGTACCACTATGCTAACAGGGCAATCTACTTTGATATGGCGGGCCCTGAAGGATTTGAACCTACAACCTCCGGATTTGGAGTCCGGTACTCTGCCAGTTGAGTTAAAGACCCATATCAAAATAGACTGGTAGCGGGTTCAGGACTTGAACCTGAGACCTCCGGATTATGAGTCCGGCGCTCTAACCAACTGAGCTAACCCGCTGAAATTCGGCCTCAGTGTTTTAACGCTACCTGAGTCGCAGCGGTCTGTCTTTCATGATCCAATACAGACAAAATGGTTCCTTGGTGCGGGTGGAGGGACTCGAACCCCCACGGCCATTACAACCGTCTGGACCTAAACCAGGTGCGTCTACCAATTTCGCCACACCCGCACATTAATATTTGGGGCACGTGGGAGGACTTGAACCTCCAATTCCTGTCACTAAACTCAGGACGGCCCGTTTGACCGGGCTATGTATACCAGTTCCATCACACTTGCCATATTTCAAAAGGCCCTTGTCGGACACTTTGAAATATGGTCCGAGATGTAGGATTTGAACCTACGACCCCTTGCTCCCAAAGCAAGTGCGCTACCAGACTGCGCTAAACTCGGACAAAGGTGAGGACGGCCTTTCATCTACAGTGTCGTTCATCCAGAACCGTCCTCACGACTTCCGGATGACCCTTAGGCACTGTAAATGTTGTTAGACCTTGTAGGGAACTGCGATGATCTCAGCACCAAGGCCGCTATCGCGCTTCCATTGTTCTGCTTCCGAACGCTTGAAAGTCATACCGATCGAATGGCCCTTGACTTTCACATTGAACACATAACGGATCATCTACACTTCTCCTTCAGGTTAAAATCTTGGCTCCCCAGGGTGGGATCGAACCACCGACCAACGGATTAACAGTCCGCTGCTCTACCTCTGAGCTACCAGGGAATAAAGGGTTACACTTATATAGACGCTCAACCCAGAACGCGCCCTTGTTTTGGTAGTCCCACCGGGGATCGAACCCGGATTGTCCGCGTGAAAGGCGGGTGTCCTAGACCAGTTAGACGATGGAACTAATTCGTTACAGACTCTATTCTACTACTTAGTATGCGATCCGTCTAGCGGGAACTATGAAAGTCAGAAGCCACAGCTTATCTTTGACCCACTTGTCCCAGATACTCATTCGTTTCAAATCACACTCCAATGACGCCATACACCAGCTATGATGTGTAGGCAGGTTACAATTTCTACCGCTCTGAAAATATAGTTCTTGTTCTCTATCCAGCTTCTCATATCTCTACTT